ACCCGGCGGCAGGCGTCGTTGCACCGATTGTCACGCCGTTCAGCGAACTGGTCGTACCATTGAGCGCAATCACAGTCGTTCCGATCGTGATATTGCCAGTGCCGATACCGCACGTTTCGTTCGTCCAGACGGTGCCGTTGTAAGTCATGCACTGCCCGATCGACGGCGAGACAACGCCGAACGGCGGCAAAGGCCCGTAGGAAATGCCGCTGCCTGCGGAAATCTGCGCCTGCGCCTGCAACGACACGACGCCCAAAAGCGCCGCTAGGATCTTCATGGCCTTCATGGATTACCCTCGAGAATGACCTTGAGTGACTGAAAGGGTGACGCCCCCGGCTGTCCATGCGGTGACGTTGACGCGCACGGCCCAGCACGGCGACTGAAAATTACCATCGGCTCGAGCGGTGAGATTCACCATGTAGTCGTGACTGAATACCCGCTGCAACAATGCGCGCGCGGGCGGCAACGCCTTGGTGAGCGTCGTCGTGCCGACCGTGTAGGTAAGCGTCGTCGCGGACGGTACGGAAGCGACGGGATGCACTCCGTCGATAGCCGAGTCGCCCGAGTTCAGCACCGTGATCGAATCGCCGACGACCAAGTTATGCGCAGCCGCAAAGGTCACGGTCGCCGTGGTGCCTGAAATCGTGATGTAGCACTGCGTCGTCCGATACGGACTGTCCGGGGTGTACTGCACCGAGTAGGTGAGGTTCCCATCGAAAGACAACGAAGCCACCAATGCCACGTTGAACGGGCGTTGTTGCATGTCCAACGGAACCCACGGCGAGGCGCCCGTCGAACCCGCTTGGGACGTATTGACTGGTGAGCGCATCGGCGTCTCCTAAAGCGAGGGCGGTTGGCAGTCCCGCCCTTTGGGGGTTAGGCGGGAATCTGGCCGAAAGCGCCGATTTGCGAGCCGACGTCGTACACCAAGAACTCGCAGTTCAGGAACTTTGCGCCGTTCAACGTGCCTGCGGGCGTGTAGGTGCCGCGGGTGTCCCCGGTCGACGTCGTGGCGGGGTAGGTAAAATCCGCCTGCACAAACGTTCCTGCGTCGGTGGCGTCGTTGAAATAGGCGCCCATGAAATTGCCGCTGATGACCGCGAACGGCAAACCCAAGACGTTACCGAAGCCAAACGTGGCCCCGGTAATCGATGCGGAACTCGTGATGCCGGTGATGAACGCGAACGCCTTCTTGCCGGTGAAACTCGTGCCGGTCTGCGTCTCGGTCATTGCTTGCCCGTACGTTCCAAACCCGCTGACGACGATCGTGCTGGACGTCGTCCAAGCACCGACGACATTGCGCGGAACGTCCGGCGCGCCGCCGGTGTAGGAGACGCCACCGAATGTCTGCGTGATGCCGGCGTAGGTTGCGCCATTCAGCACCACCGACCCCGCGGCTGCGACCGACTGAGACGCGGCATAGGCGGCTGCCACCCCGACCACGGGCGGAACCCCGGCAACCGTTGCGGCGGTTGTCGTGGCCGCTTGGGTTGTCACTGTCGCGAGCGTCGTGCCACTCAGCGGGAACTGTTGATAGAACGTGCAGGTTGTCGCGCCTTGGGTAAGGAACGCATTGACCACTTGGCCGGTGGACAGCGTGAGTTGGTAGAAGCCGGTCGGCGGAACCCAGTTCGACGACAGCGTGCCGGACGATACGCCTGCGGCGAGCCCGGCCGTGAACGTAATCGCGAGATTGCCTTTCGGTTGCCACAGATAGGTGCAACTGGTCTGGATTCCAGCCTTGCCACCCTCATACGATGCGTTTTGCGCCGAACCCTGAAAAATGCGGTTCGCGCGCGAAATGTTGTGCCGAGATTGATTGCCCATGGGAAGCTCCTAGTTGAGCGGTCTTGCGACCATCCGGGTCGGGGGCCGGCACGGAACGCCGGCCCCCTAGCGGGCTGCTGCTGTGGTTAATACTGGCGCCGGTATTAGAATCCCGAGGCGGCTGCGCCGCGAGGATTCGTCCAGCCTTGGCTGTATCGCTCGGAGAGTTTGTAGCGAAGATTGCCGGTCTCGAAGTCTCCTTCCAGTCCCTTTTTGAGCGCGCGGCGCTTGAACGCCTTCAACCCGTCGGGAATGTCGGTGATGAGAAACCAGGACGTGGGATCGCTGATGTATCGATTGACGGAGAACCCGTCCCGAATCGTGCCGAGCTTGAACAACGCATTGATGTTGTTGTCGCCCGTATCCGGCTGGTACGGGGTCATGAGGATGCGCGCCGCGACGTACTGCAAGGACGTCGGAATCACCATCTTCTTGACCATGGTCCGGATCGGAATGCCGCGCTCGTCGGTCCAGTCGCCGATCTGAATGGACAGCTGTTCGATGCTCGCCTCGGCCAACTGCGCATTGGTCGCGAGCGTGTTCGACAGCGTGCCTCCGTTGGCGAGCGGATGGGCGGTCGAGAACAGCGGTACGCCGTCGCCGCCGACGTTGGTTGCCGCCGTGCCGTAGTTGAGAATGTCGGCCCGGCGCACTTCCTTCGTGTACATCATCGAGCGCGTCATCGCCGCGGCGATCTTTGCACCCATGGACAGGTAGAGGTTGTCCTCGACCGCTTCCTCGGTGATCGCGACTGCTTTGACGATCGTGTTGTGCTGGTAGCGGGCGACGTACGTTTCGTACATGTCGTCGTACTCGATGGCGGCGCCTTCGGCCTTGTCCTGCGCCGCTCCGAGGGTCGACATCAGGACGTCCTCTTCGTACGCCTTCTCGGACCCTTCTTCCGTGAAAATGTCCTTCCAGAGTTGCGGCCATTCGTTGTAGTTCAGGCCGACGACAGCGTTCAAACCCTGTTGAAGCTGCTTGCGTTGGTCACTGCGTAAAATTGTCATGGTGCTGCTCCTTTACGCTGCGACCAGCGAGGTCGGGATGAACTGGCCGATGGCCATGCGGACGACCGCTTTGGCGTACTGGCCGTACACGTTGAGAGATCCGGTCTGCTGCGGCGAGGAATACTGCTGCAGTTCCTCGATGCGCAGCTGCGCACCAGACCCGATCGTGGTCTGATCGAGCATGTCGCCGGAATTGCCGGTGAGGGTCGAGCCGGTGCCGATCACGAGATTCGCGAGCAAGCCGACGTTGGCTGCGACCAAG